ATATTTCACAACTCGAGTCCACACTCCCAAAGGATAGCCTAAATAGACCTTTGGCACTAGTAAATCCTACAGCAGTATTATCTACGGGGTTATTAATGCCGCTGGATGAGTTTATTGACAGTCCCCCTTCTGAGGTAGTTCTTCCTATTTCCTATCTGGAAGGACTACCCACTATAAATGGTGTTCCTATTTGGGAGAAGCTCGAAGGGGAAAAGGTAGAGTATTATAAACTGTTTAAACGTTACAGAGAGTTGCAAGACGAGAAAGGTAAAAGGACAATTTATAAGTTACACAAAGAAACAGGGATACCTGTAAGCTATTTGGAGCTTATACGTCAGACACATGCTTGGCAGATTCGAGTTAAAGCTTATGATGAATACATGGAAGCAGAGCGTCAACATATTATAGAGATGCAACAGCGAGAGTTACAGGGTAGGCATCGAGCTGTAGCCAAGCAAATCTTTGCTAAATGTACAGAATATATGTTAGAGAATGTACAAATGCTAACTCCTAGAACAGCTTTGCAGTGGGCTGAGTTAGCTGTTAAATTAGAACGTATATCTTTAGGTTTACAGCCCGACAAACCAGGAACAATCAACGATAAAGACACTCCGACAATTAATATACAAAACACAGTAAATACTGTTCCTAACAAAAATGATAATGGAACCGGCATCGCAGGTGATTTGTCGGAAGATAGACAAAGATTGGCTCAGTTATTAAGTGTTATGGATAAAATAGGCTTATTCAATCAAATGAAAGAGGAAGCGATTGATATAGAGCCTGTGGAAGAGGAAGAGACAGAAACTGAGTAGGGGTGTTTATATGGTTGTATTCAAGGAAGGTCCTTTTATAGTAGTCACCGCTAAAGGAGGTTTTATCGCCTACAACGTAAATAAAGAATGGGAATCAGGACATACACATCTACAATCGAAAAAGCGGGCTAAGGACTTTATACGTTGTGTTAAGCAAGGATGCATTCCAAGACATTTTGATTTAAGATATTTATGGTCTCTTTATAGGTTATCAGATGACCCCGAATATCAAAACAAGTTACAGGAATTAGTTCGAACTAGAAAACAGAAAGGTAAAAAACTTGCTTTCTACAACAAAAGCGGGAGACGTAGAAGAAGTAAATGAATCAGCTATAAGGAGAGTCAATGTTATCCTTCTACGGTCACTGAGAAGGTAGGTGAAAGTGTTGCAAATACCAAATGTGGATTTCTCTAAAATAGATCAGTTAAGTACTAGAGAAGTTCAAGAGTTGTTAAAATTGCTACAGCCTAAACTGAATAAGTATATACCTCACGTTCCTACACCAAAGCAAGCCATATTTATGATGTTACCTGTGAAAGAAGCTTTCTTTGGTGGTGCAGCTGGTGGTGGAAAATCTGATGCTTTGTTAATGGATGCTCTGCAGAACATTGACGTGAAAGGCTATGCGGCTATAATCTTTCGTAAGAGTTATGCCGACCTAATGAAGCCTGGAGCGTTGATACCAAGAGCTAAGGAATGGCTGATGCCTTTTGCCGAATCTAAAGAGGTTAAATGGAACGAGAAAGACAAGCGCTTCGAATTTCTCGATCGGTACGGTAACCATTCCGACGTACGAGCAATATTACAGTTTGGATACTTAGAGAACTCAAACGATAAGTACAACTATCAGGGTGGAGAGTACCAATATATAGGATTCGATGAGGTAACTCACATAAGTGAAGATAATTATAGGTACATGTTCTCTCGTGTGAGAAAGCTAAAAGGTGTGAATTTACCATTAAAAGTAAGAGCAGCATCAAATCCACCAGACGACGATGCAGGAATATGGGTATATAATAGATTTGTAAATCCAAAGACAAGAAAAAAGAGTGTAATATTCATACCAGCTAATATGAACGACAACCCATATCTAGACGTCGAATCTTATGAAGAGGCATTGGAAGAATTAGACCCAGTAACAAGAGCGCGTCTACGCGACGGTAACTGGGAAGTAAGACGTAAGGGAGAAATGTTTAAGCGCGAGTGGTTTGAATTTGTAGATGCTCCTCCTAGGTATAGAAGAAGAGTTAGGTTTTGGGACATGGCAGCTACAGACCCTAAAAAGCGTAAGGGTAAGAATAAAGACCCAGACTATACTGTAGGTTTCTTAATGAGTGAAGCCAATGGTATATATTACATTGAAGATATTATTAGAGTAAGACTAACACCACACGAAACAGAAGAGCTGCAAAGACGAACAGCTTTATCCGACGGATATGGTACAGCCATTAGAGAGGAGCAGGAACCAGGTTCTTCTGGAATAGCTATCATAGACCACAAAGCGCGTACCCTATTTAAAGGATACGATTATAAAGGAGTAAAATCTACAGGAAGTAAGATAGTCAGAGCAAATGCTGTATCGGCCGCAGCTGAAAGAGGTCACGTTAAGATTGTGAGAGGTTGTCGTAACATAGAAGCTTTCTTTGATGAAGCCGAAGCATTCCCAGCAGGAGTGCACGACGACATGGTCGATGGTTTTAGTGGGTGCTTTAATGCACTACGAGAAATGCCCGCTTACGGAATACCAATAGAAGTCAACAATGGTACTGACTCATATTGGGATGGTTTAGACTACAGCGATAACAAAATTGTGAGTGGATACTGGAGAAGCATCTAATAGGTAGGAGGTGAAAGTGTGCATAAGAATCAGGTAAATTTAACGGAATTAGGTGTTACTGGACTTAATAGATGGGGACAGGATGTGGATGAGGAATTTTTACCTCAATTACGATATCCCTGGGCAGCTAAGGTATACAAAGAAATGGCTGATAACGACCCTACGATTGGCGCTATACTTTACATGTCTGAGCAACTAATCAGAAAAGCTGGTTGGAAAGTAAAAGAAGCTAGTGATAAAGCCGCAGATAGGGATGCTGCTAGATTTTTAGAATCATGTATGCATGATATGTCAACGTCTTGGGCCAATACTATAAGTGAGATTTTATCTATGTTTATTTACGGATGGTCTTTCCATGAAATAGTATACAAGGTACGTAGAGGCCCTGACCAGAAAAATCCTAAATACAGAAGCAAGTACAACGATGGTAGAATAGGATGGAGAAAGTTACCAATTAGGTCGCAACACACCTTATATGGATGGGTGTTTGACGACAAAGACGGTGGAATAGTAGCTATGGAACAACAATCTCCTCCTGATTATAAAAAAGTAACTATTCCACTGCCAAAAGGACTGCTCTTCAGAACTAAAATAGTAAGAGATAATCCTGAAGGGCGGTCGCTTCTTAGAAATGCTTACAGACCTTGGTATTTTAAGAAGAAGATTGAGGAGATAGAGGGTATCGGTATTGAAAGAGACTTAGCAGGTTTACCTGTACTAATTCCACCAGAGAATACCGATATCTGGGACCCGCAGAACGAACAAGCTAGACAGCTTCGAAACACTGCGGAAAGAATAGTAAGAAATGTTAGAAGGGATGCGGCAGAAGGTGTCGTAATCCCACATGGATGGGAACTAAAATTGTTGAGTACAGGAGGAGCTAGACAATTCGACACGAATGCTATAATTAACAGGTATGACCAAAGGATAGCCATTACTATGTTATCTGATATAGTAATGCTAGGAGCAGATAAAGTTGGGTCATTTGCATTAGCTAACGTTAAGAAAAGTTTATTGGCTGCTTCGTTAGAAGCACAAATTCAGAACATAGCAGATGTCTTCAATAAGTACGCAGTACCTAAGTTGTTCAGAATGAATCATTTTCCTAATATTACAGATTATCCAAGAATTGTACCAGGAGAAGTTGAAACTCCAGATATTAAGGAAATAGCGTTCTTATTAAGAGCTTCTCAGTTGGATTTGACAAAAGACAAAGAATTAATGAACTTCGTTAGACGTATATCAAGTATCCCAGAAATCAGTGACAGCGATTTTGAATCCATCTATGGTACTGCAAAGAATGAGGAGCAACCTAAACTAACAGAAGCACAGAGAACAGATAATATAGAAAGCGCTTTAGAAAGTAGCGATGTGCTTTATGAAGGTAAATAAGGAATCAAAAAAAAATATGGTCTCGTCGAAAATTTATCATTGACTTCTTCAAATTATTATAGTATAATAATTATAAAGGAGGTGTAGGAATGTCCGTTTATAAAGAAGAGAATGAAAAGATAATTGAAAAACAGGCCCCAGAAAATTCTGTGGTTTATGTGACGAAAACTAAGGAACATGCAAATTTGGCGTTTGGTTGGGCTAATATAGCACTTAAAGCAGACGGAACGTTTCCTCACGACTGGCAGGATGACGTTACCTTACCAGAAGTATTAGAAAGAGCAGCATATCAGTTTGTTCTAAAGTATAGAGCCACAGGAGAAATGCATCAAGGTGAAACTAAAGGATATTTAATCGAATCGATGATGTTCACTAAGAAGAAGCAACAAGTTTTAGGAATACCTGAGGGAATTGTGCCTGAAGGATGGTGGGTAGGCTTCTATATCCCTGACGATGAGGTCTTTGAGAAAGTAAAGTCAGGTAAATATAAAATGTTTTCAATAGAAGGAAAGGCTAGGAGAATTCCTTTAGAAAGAGGTGAAGAACTTGCCTAGGATGTTATTAGACCTTGAGGTGACTAGAGTCGACCTTGTCGATGAGGGAGCTAACTCAGAAGC